CGCTCATGAATAAGATCATAGCCCACCCTGACGCAAACAACGTCAACGACAAGTCGCAATGTACGACTATCACCACCGCACCGAACGCACCGAAGCACCAGCATTCTTGGTTTGAAAAGGACCTAGATTTCCCAGGTGTGCCATACGTGGCACGTCGAGGGAAAACGAAGAAGGGTGAAGGACCCAAAGTCCCCCGCTTGAGCGGGAACACCAAGATTGCATACCGACTCTGTAGGAGTTTAAACTGGGATAAAAACAAAATAAAAATTTTTCAAAAATATCACCCGGTTGAACTCGACCAGGTCAGGGATTACGTGTCATCCAATGGGCACCCCCTGGCCGCATCAGCGAGGAATGTATTGGAAGCAGCAGCTCTATCGAAGTGTCTGCAGGCATCCCATGACGCCATGTATTCTCATGGATGGATCATGGATGTGGGAGGTAACTCCACCAGACACGCGAGAATGAAACGTGACAACGTTTGGAGTTGTAATCCAAATTTCCTCGCATGCGAAAGCACCAAACATGTGGATCGCAACTCATGTAGCCACCGGGCTCAAGAGTGCCAATGTGTCGAACCACTGGTGTCAATGTCAGTTCATAGTCTCTATTACTTTGAACCTGGAGAAATAGTTGACCTGATCAAGGCAACTAAACTGAAGCGACACTACGCAGTCATGCATGACTATTCCCAACGCCCTAAGACGTTGTTCGAAGGGGAAATCGAAATCATGTATGACGACGACACAATGGCAGTTAAGAGCGTGGGCAACTCAACGAGTTACATCCACCCCTATCCTAAATGGTATACACCAACTGGGCAGTTCCAAGTGGGTAAATATGTGTTACACACGAAAATAGAACGAACTTTGATGGACGACCATCTTTACCTATTCACTATTAGTGAGGGTGAAGCTTACGTTCCTAGTTTCGACTACGACGTTGTGTACCGTGAAATCTGCGAGGATACGTACAAGCTGGCAGGTCTAGTGGACTCATACACTGTTACGAGATTCACCAGAGATGTCGGAGTACACGCACGCGAGAAAGGATTGAGTCCTTACTACGCTCAGCAGTACGCGATGGATTGGATGATGCGCGAAGCACCCCATATCAGGAATCCTGATGTGGTCCCTCTCAACGCAGAGGTGGCCATGTCCATTAGGAATAACCTTTTCGGGCAGCTACGTTCAAGTGCCAACTCGTTGCAACGTGCTGTTGATTACTTGTGGCGAAACAAGTACAAGGCTGGCGCCGCTGCGGCTGTTGTCGCTGGTGCTTATATGCAAGGCCGACGGTTAGAAAAGAAAATAACCGGAAAGAATCAGGCCACAGTACTTACCCCGATCGTGGCGGCAGGATGTGCTGCTGCGGCGTGCCTAGGTTACGGGTTCAAGAACCTGTCGATCCGGGCCAGTCTCTCACAACGGGAGAAATACGCCGCGGTGGATTATTGTCTTAAGTCGCCGCAGGTTGAGGTTGATCGCAACAAGAGTAAGAGCAAAATTCCAACTTGTGCAACTGTACCTTGCAAAGCAAGAGTACGAGCCTACCCCATGGTGTTTATGCCAGGTCATGTGCCTGCTTACCCCAGGTCATGCCATCATAATTACCATTCAGCTATCACCAAACGCATGCTAAATGTAACGGAGTTTGATGATACTGAGTGGGAAAAGGTGGGATATCCTGGGGAACTAGTGGAAGCGGCCAGATACGCTAAGGCGCGGATAGTTCCTTTGAGTTTCCAGGAATGGATATCTCGGTTTCCTGCTTCAAAGCAGAAAGCTCTTCGGCGAGAGTTAGGGAGAGACCAAGTGTATGGATGTAAATTCAATGACACCAAAGTGTTTCTCAAATTCGAGGCGATGAAGGACACAACCAAAGCACCTAGGAATATCGGGGCCAACCCTGCAGCCTATAGTTACTTGATCGGCCGTTGGATAATTCCAATGGCTGAACTGGTGGCTGAATGGTTGAATGAAGGGTGCCGGTTCTACTTCCCTCTTCACGCAAGCAACGAAGAGATTGCTGAATACATCTTGCCTATGAACGAGATGTTAGAGAATGATTTCTCCTCTTTCGACTCCACCCAAAACCAATGTGCACTCGGTATGGTCTATGACTACTACGAGATGTGCGGCATGCCTACTCAAGTGGTAAATATGATGAGGAACGACACCTTTAATGGTTGTAAAATTACAACGAGTGTCGGAATCTCATTTCACCAACGGAATAGTAGGATTTCAGGTAGAGGCGACACATTGTTCGGCAATACCATTCTTAGCTTTGTAGCCGTGAATCATAGCACTGGTGGAAAAGTGAAGAAAATCATAGCTAAAGGCGATGACTCAGTGATGGATGGTACTGGTATCTTGCACAGTGATTGTCTGCGTAAACTTGGAGCCTTAGGTTTCAAAGCCAAACTAGTGAAAAAGACAGCGTCTGACGTGGAATTTTGTTCCATGTTGCTAGTCCCTGTTGCAGACGGACACGTGATGAGCCCAAAAATTGGTCGACTGTTGACTAAAACCTTGTGGTGTAAGAACACTCATCTAAGTGATCAAGGTATGAAAGAGCAGTTTGCTGGGACTATCAAGGGATTGGAAACCATGATCGCGCACGTGCCGGTTTTGAGGAATTTTCTCCGGCATCCTCTCGTACGTGGTTGTGACGCTGACAAAATCCCTGTGAATCAATACAAGAACCATACAAGTAGGAAACATCGGCCATGTGCGGAGACTTATTCATATTATGCCAAGCGGTATGACGTGGACGAATCTCTGCTGGCTGACCATCTACACCAATTCGATGGGTTTCCTGTGATGCTGGACCAACCGCTGTATGATCACATGGCGGACGTAGATTGGGGTGATGAATCCAACGGTCACCTGTTAAGTGTCAAGACTACGTCCAAAATAGATGCTGCTGACATCTTCGTGATGCCAATTCTTGAAGAATTGTTCAAGTACACGTTTGGTATGTTTGGTACGGTCTCGTTAGGACTAATAGAGTCCCTTCTCACCAAAAGTTTATATAACTTTATGGGACACATTTTGCTATCTCGCTTTGACTTACCGACGGCCATGGCGATACATATCTGCCACAACTTCTTGGTTTACCACTTCAAGGGCCCGTATGTTAAACCCCTGAGTATGGCCAAAAATCGTAAGAAAAAGCGCAACACCAAAAAGCAAGGACAAAAACAAAAACAAAATAAAAATGTGACCTTCGCTGAATTGGGTAAGCAACTTGTAGCTCAGGGTCTCCGGAAAGGAGGAGGCTTTCTCGGCAACCTGGTTGCCCCGGGAGTTGGCGGTCAGTTCGGCACTGAACTGGGCGCGAGCATCTCACGAATCGCTGGATTTGGTGATTATACAGTTCACCAGAACACTTTGCAGAATGTACCGAGATTTGGCAGCCTGCGTACGGACTCGATCCGTGTGCGGAATGTTGAGTTCATCGATACAGTGGATTCTTCTGTGGCTTTTAGCACTAGGAGTTTCACTCTTAATCCTGCAAACAGTGAAGTCACACCTTGGTTGGCAACTCTTGCAAATGCGTACCAGCAGTGGATACCCCACGGGATTGTCTTCTGCTTTGAATCGACTAGCGCAACAGCAATTGGATCAACCAACACCGCCCTCGGGACCATAGCCTTGTCATCAAACTATGACATTGCTGAGGCTGATTATATCAATCTGAGGGAAGTGTTGGCCAGTTACTTTAGTTCTAGTGGTCCGCCATCAAGAGACTTGATGCACGCTATTGAGTGTGATCCAGCGTTAAGACCCAGTCGAGTATTGAATATCGATCATTCTGGAGAATCATCCGACGACCCGGCACTGTACAATTTGTGCAAAACGCAAGTGTCCACAGAGGGCATGCAAGCGGTAAGCACGGTCGGGAAGTTGTGGATCTCTTATGACATTGAATTGTTGAAACCACGACTGGCTTCCGAACATATGACATCCATTGTGGCAAATGCTGCATGGACGGCAGACTACTTCCTTGGCTTAATCCAGACTACAGCACGCGGTACTCCTATAACCATTACCGCAACTGGAGCCGGATTTGACACCATTCATTTGGATGCATACAGAGGACAGAAAGTCACCGTCACTGTCACTATGACGGGATCCAGTATGTCGAGTGTCGCAGCTGTCCGTGTTTACGGATCGGGTGTAACACCCAACAACTTATGGAATCAACAAGGTGTCTCCCAGACGTTCGGTAATACAAGCTCCGTCGTTGTATTCCAGGATTCAGTCAATGTCCTGGCCACCAACGGGACGGTGCCGACCATTGAATATCAAGGGTCGGTATCGTCGGGCACTCTATCATACGTGACCATTGTGGTCAGTGCGTTCCCTGCGGCTTCGTTCTGAGGTTCCACGTATGAAA